TAATCTTTCTGTTTGCAGTTGCCGAAGCATCATAAACAAGGAATTCGTCTGCATCAGCAAGTGCTGTTAGAGCAGTAGTTCCGTTTACGTCGACTGCAATACCAACTTGGTTGTCAGAAATCGTTGTCTTAATACCAGCTGAACCAGCAAAAGTCAGAGTTCCACCAGTCGAGAAGGAATCCGTATTTGGAGTTCCTTGGTTGTCGCTGATTGTGAACGAACTGGAAGCAGGTGCTGACCATGAAGTAACGCCTGAACCGTCTGTAGTAAGAATCTGATTGGCATCACCATCATTTGCAGGAAGAGTAAGTGTGTAATCCGCAGCAAGTGTATCTGGTGCCTTCAGAGTAATCTTGTTATTTCCGTTGTCGGATGCTTCTGAAAAAAGAACCTTAGCAGCAACCGATGTAGTTCTGTTGGTTAGGAAGGCATCGGTTTTGTCGGTATAGAACTTACCACCAACTTTTTGAATTGCAGCAGAAGCACCTTCAACTGACTCGATATAAAGAATGGCACCAGCGCCATTATTGCTGGCGTCTTCGGCATATGCCATTTCGCCTTCTAGAAGATCCGTTGTTGCTGGAGCGGTAGATCCGGCACTTCTTTTAATTTGAATAATTGTAGACATATTGTCAGCTTCCTTGTTTAATTATTGTTAGGTTAGTGGTTAAAATGTTCCGCCGTCTATTATTCCCAAATTCACATTAGTAGCAGGATCTACTGCTTCCCATTTATTATTACCAGTATTATAGATTAATGTGTATCCATCTTGAATACCTTCTACATCTACGTCTGCTAATGTTTCAATTTTAGTTTGCGTTCTTTTACTTACTATACTTGTATTTATAGTATTTGAAAGTGGGACAGTAACTTTTATTGCCATTATTTTGTCACCTCCGGATTAATTACAACAATTCCTTCTAGAACTCTTAGAGTTTCTTCATCGCTTGTAATTTCAATATCGTATACATATCTCCCTGCTGTTATTGCTGATGTTTGCACAGCAGTCAATGAAATAGTAATCTCACCATCCTCTGGTAAAGATATTTCTGCAGTAAAATTTATAGCAGTTGTTGAGTGATATGACTTGCGCATCTGTGCTGCAACAGTATAATCTGTAAGATCCTTAGAATCGCCATTCTGGTCATCGACCAATAATGACAAAGAATATGTAGTTCCTTGATCAATATATAGATTTTGAATTGCAGCCATGGAGAACCCTTATAAATTATTCTATATTATTTATAAAATCGAGAACGTTATGCAAACAATAGTGACACTTAAATACGGCACAAAATATTCCGCTGACGATGTAAATAAAATAGTTGAAGCGACCGAGCGTAAGTATAACTATTTATGCTTCACAGATGATCCAGTTGGTCTGGATCCTATTATTATTTCTTGTCCTCTACCAGTTGACATCGAGGGTCACTGGTATAAAGTTTGGTTGTTTAGTCAAGATTTGGGTGATGTTCTTTACCTAGATCTGGATATTCGTATTCAAAAAAATATTGATCATTTGTGGAAATACCTTGACAACCAACCAATAATAGCGTATACTTATTGGAAGAATAAAGAATTTCCAGATTATGTTGGCGAAACTCATGACATGCGTTACTTGAGTAATTACAACTCAAGTGTTATGATGTGGAAAGAAGGAACTGCTAAACATATATGGGATCACTTCAACACCAACCCTGAGTATTTTATGTTGAAATATTTCGGAGATGATAGGTTTTTATGGCATGAAGATTTTAGATTCAATTACTTTCCTCCAGATGAAATCTACTCCTTTGTTTACGGAGCAGATTATTATGGCGGCAACAATGACTCTTTTGTATATCGCGCAGAATATACAATAGCACTATTAAATGGACTAGATCAGTTCCCAGGAGCAGATAAAAAGTATGATGAACTTCGTATGCATTAAGTGGGGTGACAAGTACCCCGCGAAATATGTAAATAATTTATATAACATGGTAAAGAAGAATTACGCTCGCAATCCTGCGTCTTATACTTTTACTTGCTACACCGATAATCCCGAGGGAATTGAATGCGACACAGCAGAAATTCCAGACGATGGTATCTTACATCCAAAATATTGGTTTGGTAAAGAAACCTTCTGCTTCGATCGAGCAAAGTTTTCAGTATTTAATTCACACAACTGGTTGGGATATGAAGGCAACTGGTGTTATTTTGATCTTGACGTTGTGATCCAAGAAGATATAACTGATGTGATAGAACTTGCACTGAAACCCCGAATCATTCAATGTCGTTGGCAACCACAATCACAGAAACACGACAGATTCTTTATTGATATTCGCGGAACCTTTTTTAACTCCAGTATGATGTTATGGCCTGGTAAATCGTGTGAGCATATCTACACAGATGTTATCGAGAATTCTGAAACCATATTCAAAACTTTCTTTAAAGGAAGTGACAATTATCACTACTGGAGGCAGAGAGATTTATGGAAGGATATTCCAGTTGGATGGATTTATTCTTGGAATCGGGGGAAACATCATCCCGACGATGTCGAACGGTTTAAGTTTCGACAAGATGCTAAGATCTGTTTGTTCAATACTGACAATGTACCGCATCCGTCAGCAAAAGAACAGATTGAATTATCTGAATGTTTAGATAAAAATATTATTGGATTGTGGCGATGAGAGTTAATTACGTTTGCTGTAAATGGGGAACAAAGTATTCTGTTGAGTTTGTCAATCGTCTTTTTCGGATGGCAAAGAAACATACTCCAGATAATTTTGAGTTCCACTTCTACTGTTATACAGATAACAGCGAAGGATTTGACGCCGAGATTAAAGTAATCGACTTCCCAGATATCCCTAACGTCCATCCGAAATATTGGTTCGGTTCCGAGAATTTTAAATACGGCATGGCACGTTGCTGGGACAGACCTAAGACGTTTATCTTCAACACCCACAACTTCGCAGAGGATAAACCTACTGGAAGGTTTGTTTTTTTTGACCTTGATGTCATCATTCAAAACGATCTATCACCGATCATCACGTATGACCTAGAACATCCTACTAAGTTGCGCTCTTGGTGGCAGGATCCTAGACCTATGAAGTCTCGTAACTTCAAGTTAGCACACGGTGCCTACACTAATGGTAGTTGTATGGTGTGGTCAGATGATCAGACAGAATGCATCTGGCAGGATGTGTTGGAAAATCAAGAGCGTATTTGGTTTACGTTCACCGATGGAACAGACAACTATCACAGTTGGCGGTGGGGAGACTTTAGTAATACTCCGCTGTGGAAACATTTTCCAAATACCTTTGCTTACTCATACAATCGCGGACGCGACTGGGATTCTGGTGATCTAGAAGTCGGAATATATAGAAAGGATTGTATTCTGTGCGTGTTTAATGTGGACTTGCTTCCGTTTCAAGATAACCACAGAGGCAAAGTAAAACAAGAGTCGCTCGTTGATCCTAATCTTTTGGCGCATTGGAATATTTGATGATTAATATCTACACAGTCAAATGGGGATTTAAATATGGACCAGAATACGTAAATCGTATTCTGCAAATGTGCAGAGAGTATATAACTCAAGAATTTAAATTTTATTGTATCACAGAACATCCTGGAGATTTAGATCCAGAGGTTATAGTTATTCCCATTCCTGAAAATAATTATTACGAGAAATGGTGGAATAAACTCTACTTGTTCGACAAAAATGTCGTTCGGCAGATGGGAGAAAAACTTTTCCTAGACTTAGACATAGGTATACAACATAACATTGATTGCATTGTTGAATATGATCCGGAAGACACACTGACCTTCATTCGAACTCGTTGGCATAACATGAAGCAAATGAAAGAGGATACAAAAGAAATTCCGTTTAGATACACAGATCTAAATTCAAGCGTTCTTAGATGGAATGATAAATTAGATGTAAACAAAATTACTAAGTTCGTTGGAGATTATCCTGGCCAAATGTTTTTTTATTATCGCGGATTAGATAATTTATTTGGTCACCAAAGAGAACGTCTTCTGAAAATTGGACACTTTCCAGATAGTTGGGTTTATAGTTATAACTATGGATATGTTTGGCCAATTGATGTAAGAGAACGTGTTCTCAGACCTGAACCGCTCATTTGTTTATACGATTCAATGGAAAGACCACAAGATGTTAAATTATAATTATTTGAATAACTATCGTTACTGGGGTGAAGGATTGGATAAAATCCAACACGAACTGCCATGGAAGCATGAAGATTTTAGAAAATCTATGAATCCAAATACCATGGATGCTGCTATTTGGTTGGTTGAAGAACTATTAAAGGTTGAAGATCTACCAGAAAAACTAGACATTACAATTCTAAATTCTTGGTTAGGATTTCCGCTTGTTCCATTACTGTGTGAAAATCTAAATGTCAAGAAAATTAACTTGATCGATATTGACAAAGACGCATTAGAATTATCAAAGGTGTTCAATCGGTATTATTCTGAGATAGGAATTGAATTAAATCATATAAACTGGGATGTTCCTTTCGCATATCATGACATCAATGCACTGGGAACAGATATAGTAATTTCTATCGGTTGTGAAGCAATGTATCCTTTAAAGAATATGACAACAGCAAATCCCGATTGTATCTTTGCCTGCCAGTCATCAAATGTTTTCAAAGAAATGTATGGTATTAATTGTGTTCCGACAATCGAAGAGCATATCGAAAACGTTGGAGTTACTAATGTTCTTTACGAGGGACAGATTGCACAGTCATATTATAGTTGGGATGGTAAGATAACCTTCGATCGCTTCATGGTAATAGGAACTAAGTAAATGATGTTCGGTAAAAATACAGATATCGTGAAATTGACTGCTAATTGGATCCCAGGAAATTCTCTAGGTGCAGAGATCGGAGTTTGGCGAGCGAGATCGTCCCAAGTTTTGTTGACAAAAGCAAAACATCTTCACATGATTGATCCATGGGATATTTCTGTTTATGAAAATACTACCGATTGGTTGAATATGGGTTATGAAGGAATTCTAAAACGATATTCCGAGATCGTCGGATCTAATAATCCAGCAGACTTCCAAAATTTTTACGACAAACTGTATGAAAGTATTTGCAAAGAATTCGCAGAACTGCCTGTTACTATTCATCGAATGAAATCCAGTGAATGGTTCGCAGCATATACTGGAGAGAAATTAGATTGGATCTACATTGATGGTGACCATAGTTATGAGGGTGTGATGGCAGATTTAATCGCCAGTCTTAATGTTGTTAAGGAAAATGGTATAATTTTTCTGGATGATTTTTCAAAACAAAATCATATGCATCCTGGAGTTAGAGCAGCAATTATAGATTTTTGTACTGAACGAAAATTAAAATATGCTAGATTATATGACAATCAATGTATAATAGAATTGGGAGCAATTTGATATGGGCAGAGCAAAAGTAGTTGCACCACCACCACAAGATTATATTCCAGAACCATTAGTCTCACCAATAATAGAAGTTGTGTTGGAAGAAGAAAACACATCTTGGACAGATGGTAGTATGGAAGAAGAAATTGTTGAGGTGCAAAACAATGAACCCTCCCAAGAAGAACTTGAGAGGGAAAAACATGCGCAAGAGATTTATGAAGAATTGCAGAAACAAAAAAACATTGCCGACGAAGAAGCAAAGGCAGCAATAGAAATACTTGCTAAAGCAAAAGAGATTTTAGAAAATCCTCCTGTTAAAATCGAAACTGTAGTGGAAACAGTTATAGAAACTATTCATATTACAGATCCGCAGTTGGTTGAAGAATTACAACTTCTTAAAACAGCAAACGAAAGACTTACTAGAGAAAAAGAAGCAGCAGAAAAAGTACGAGATGAAATAATTGTTGCCGCCAGAAGCAAAGTAACCGAACAACGCATCAATCAACATGTCACTCAGCTTGATATGAAACAAAAAACTCCGTCTTTGATGAGTAAACTAAAAGCATTTTTAAGATCGCGCAGAATTAAAAAGGCAACTACTGTCGGTCTTCAAAACTATGAAACTGCAATTCTGGAGCGAGCAAGAATTACAGTTCCTGGAATGTTAGATAGTATAGAAAATATGCACGAGCAAATGACTATTTTAGAAGATCTACTCGTAAAATATAATGAAGTTAAAAGCACTCAACCATCAAAGTGAGATGCATCTTCGCCTGTAATATCTTCGATCATCGATCGCCAAATTTCTAAGTGTGGGACAACATAACCAAGAGTTAATCTCTTAGAAGTATTCGCGCAACAGTGATATAAAATCTTATCGGGAGTGTCATGATGACCGCCGAAATAACCAACCTTACATGACCATCCTTTCGGATCCATCAATGTCACAACTTCTTTGGTAGTCGGATCTAGGTATCTGAAAAACCCAGCATCTTCTTCACTGTTATATGTCAGTAGAATATTATAACCAGCAGCATTCCAGTTGTTGTGCCATCCCATAAATCCATTCTCAGGATAGTATGTGAACACAGCATTATTTTTTGCGCCAAGGTAATACATTAATTCTGTATTGGTTTTTTGTTGTTTCTGACTGTAATTAATAGGGAACCAAGGTTGACCATGTGCCTGATTTTGGTCAGTACACCATGCAACTTCGGGGAATCCAACGTGGGATTTTCCCTTACTAATAACATGGTTCATATATTGTTCGTCGGTTGACGTAATATGATTAAGTCCACCTTGACGATTTCTCTGCATGTCAGACGGTCCAAGAATTAGATCCTGGTCTGTTTGCTCGAAAAACCAATCAGTATATGGGTCTAGAATATCTGTAAGATCTTTAGATATAGAACTGGTAAATTGAATCATTTTGAAGTCCTTAGTCCACCAAACT